GCCGGTGACGCTATCAAGGGCGGTTCTGCTGTTCTTGCTAACTATCTGATCGAATCGGTCGCTGAAATTCGTAAAGATTGCCTGGTGTTCATCTCCCCCGATTCCGCTTCGGTAGTTAACAACAAAGGGAACGAGCTGATCGCTGTTAGAAATGACAGAGCTAAGTTGACTTCTTCGTCTTATGCAACTTTCGACTCAGGTTGGAAGTACATGTACGACAAGTACAACAACGTATTCCGCTGGATTCCTCTGAACGGTGACCATGCTGGTCTGTACGCTCGCGTTGACCGTGACCGTGAAGTTTGGACTTCTGCTGCTGGTTCGTCGAAAGGTAAGATCAAGAATGTTGTTAAGTTGGCCTGGACTCCGGACCAGTCTACTCGCGACAGCTTGTACATCAACGATGTCAACCCGGTGACTATCCTTCCGGTTGTCGGTGTTGTAATGTATGGTGATAAGACTCTTCTGGGTCAAAGCACAGCATTCAGCCGCATCAACGTTCGTCGTCTGTTCATCACACTTGAAAAGACTATCGCTAAAGCTGCTTATGATCTTCTGTTCGAATTCAATGATGAGTTCAGCCAGCGCCGCTTCGTTAGCCTGGTCGAACCACTCCTGCGCGATGTAAAAGGTCGTCGTGGAATCTCTGATTTCAAGGTTATTGCAGACAGCACTGTGAACACTCCTCAGGTCATCCAAGATAACGGTTTCGTTGGTCAAGTATTCGTAAAACCGAACTACTCGATCAACTTTATCAGACTTGAGTTCGTCGCTGTTAACAATTCCGTTAGCTTCGAAGAAGTGGTCGGATCGTTATAATTCAAGATGGAGGCTGAATAAGCCTCCTCGTTGAAATAAATACGTCAAATATAATTAAGCGTTTGTTAACGCATTAGGAGATAAAATGGCTAGTGGATTTGATGCAACAGCCTTCCGTTCAAAATTGAGATACGGTGGCGCACGTCCTAACCTGTATCGTGTTATTGTAAGCTTCCCGAGTGATGTCGCAGATGTGAATGAAACTTTCAGTTTCCTTTGCCGCTCGGCATCCTTGCCGGGTATGACTGTCGGTCAGGTACAAGTGCCTTACTTCGGTCGTATGAGCAAGTTTGCCGGTGATCGTACGTTCGAAGATTGGAACGTTCGCGTTATCAATGATGAAGACTTCTCGGTCCGTAATGCTTTCGAAGCGTGGCAGAACCGTCTTGCTCTTCTTGACTTCGGTACTCCGGCTATCGAAAACGCCATTCCGGTTGGTGGTCACGAGTTCCTTTACGTCGATATCGAGGTTACTCAACTCGCTAAAGACGGACAAGAAGAACTGAAGACATACTACCTCAAGAAAGCGTGGCCTTCAATGATCGGTCCTATCCAGTTGGCATACGACGCAAACGATCAGATTGAAGAATTTGATGTGAACTTCACATATGATTACTTCATTACCGATAAGCTTGACGGTATGAGTTCTTCTTCGTAAGACAATGCAATACAGACAAAGGGACCATCTCGGTCCCTTTTGTTCATTTTGCGTAAGGTAAAAGATTGTTGTCCTTGAAGCTCCTTTTTGACCCCAAAGAAAACAATCTTTTACCTTACCTCGCATCAAGTAAATACACCATAGAAGTTTATTTTTCAACTCACGTCTGCGGAGTTCGCACTGGATGAAGATTTTAGGTTTCCAAATCGGAAAGAATGAAGAGCTACACAAACAAGGTCGTATCGCGACAGATGCGGTAGACAATTCGTCGTCTATTAGTATCGAATCGACTGCTGCTGGTTTCATTAACTCGAACGTAAATGCTATTTCTCTGGACAACCAGACGAATAACGAGAACGGGTTCATCGAAAAATACCGTGATATGGTATTCGTTCCAGAAGTCGACCAATGTATCGAAGAAATTGTCGCTGAAGCAATCGTCAATAACAAGACTGGCCTGTCAGTAGAACTAGACCTGACTGACGTTAAGCTGTCTGATTCTATCAAAACAAAAATGACAGACGCATTCGAGCATGTGTATTATTCGCTTATGTTCAACCGTAAGGGTTATGACATATTCAAGCGCTGGTACATCGATGGTCGCCTTAACTATTTCATAAACATCGACAACGAAAATCCGAAGCTCGGTATTCAAAGTCTTCAGTACGTAGACCCACGTAAGATTAAAAAGGTCCGGGAAGTTGTTCGTGCATACGACCAAACTTCCCGGGCGATGCTTGTGACAGGTGAACGTGAATACTTCATTTACAACGAGCGCGGAATAGGTTCTGCTGTACAAGGTGCCGCGAATTCTCAAAATTCTATAACACCACAGGCTAATGATTTGATCATAGCCCCCGACACGGTAGCTTATTGTCCGTCCGGTCTAGTCGATCCTCAGACCGGTACAGTTATCAGCTATCTTCACAAATCGATCAGAACCGCGACCAACCTTCGTATGATGGAAGACGCGTCTCTGATCTATCGTCTGTCCCGTGCTCCTGAACGTCGTATCTTCTACATCGACACCGGTAACCTTCCTAAAGCAAAGGCTGAACAATATGTTCAGGAGATTGCCAACAAACAGCGTTCGAAGATCGTATACGATTCTGCCACCGGTGAGATTCGCAACGACCGTAAGTTCATGGCTATGACCGAAGACTATTGGTTGCCTCGTAAAGAAGGTTCTCGTGGTACAGAAGTTACCACTCTCCAAGGCGGTCAACAAGTCGGGGAAATGGGCGAAGCCGAGTACTTCAAAGCTAAACTTTATTCCGCTCTGAACGTTCCTATCGGACGATTCGCTGAACAGCCTTCGTTGTTCTCTGGCGGCACCGGTATTGCTCGTGACGAGTTGAGATTCTCCCGTTTCATCGACCGTCTACGTAGCGCATTCAATACACTGTTCGACGAACTTTTGAGAGTTCAACTCAACCTGACCGGTGTTATGACCAAGGAAGAGTGGGAAGAGATCAAGTCCAACGTTAGATACAACTACGCATCTGACAACTACTTCGCTGAAGCTGCTCAACAAGAAAAACTCAGCCAGATTATGATGTCTCTTCAAGGCCTCGATCCTTTTGTCGGAAAATACATTTCACGTGAATACATCTACGAGAAAGTTCTCGGAATGACCGACGAAGAAGCTGCAGAGCAGAAGAAACTGATGAAGGCTGACACTGAACTCCAGGAACGTCTCGCTGCAGAAGCTGCTGCCGCTAATCCGCAAATGGCCCAACAAGACCAAGCGGAAGACCCGGCTCCGATGCAAACGGAATCGTTGAATGAGTCTGTTGTTTTCGGATTAGAGGAATTGAAGGATTCAGAAGTCAGATTGAACGAAGCACTCATTACTTTCCTAGACAAGTGATATCTTGATGGAATTAGATTACAAGAAAATCCTCGGAATATGCTTAAAGTTCATTGATTCCGAGGTTTCTAAGAGTAACGCGTCTATTGAAGCCATCCGTGGCGATATAGGAGCGCTCGACTCTAAGATACACGAAATAGACACCGGGGCACTAGAGCTGCCTGAAGGGCTCGTGTACGAGAGTCACCTCGATCACTCTGTGGCGCTTCTTACTTCCAAGATTGATAGCTCAATTAGCTCAGTTCAATCTAACCTCGATGCACTAAAGAACACATCTGATATTCTTTATTCTCAGCTCGTGTCTAAATTAGAGCGAGATTTCGAAGAATTAGCTCAATCTGATATTGAACTAGAAAAAAGATTATCGTCTGATCTGGATACTCTTATATCGGAATATAACTCGTTCAAAGAATCTGCTCTTAGTTCGATAAGTTCGGCAGAATCGTTTCTTGAAACTCTCAATAAGCAATTATCCGCGTTAGACTCGAGATTAACAAAAGCGATCAGCGATTCGGAAGTAAAGATCAACTCGCGTATTGATGATGTTGATTCTAAGATAGAAGAGCTAAAAGGTGAACTTGAAGCTGATATAGACGCCATAGAGAAATCTTCTGCTGAACATTTGGATATGTTCATTAGCTTTCTTGGTGAATTGGGCGAACTTACAAAGAAGCAAGAAAGCGAACTCGCGGATACTGTTTCTTCTATCCGTAATTCGATTTCCGATATAAAATCATCGAAAGCTGATATTGAACACGAACATGAGCAATACGCGTCTAAAGATGAGCTCGCGGATGCCATCGAAATGCTTGTCGCTTCTATTGCCGACGGTGATTCGGACTCGCTAAAGAAGTCTGATCGTGATGCTCTCGTATCCGACATTTCGAAATTAGTTCAGAAGTCGATCAAAGTCCCGAATGCCAAAGACGGTAAAGATGGTAAAGACGGGATCGACGGTAAAGATGGAACTGACGGTGAAAACGGTAAGGATGCTCTTGAGTGGGATATCAAGTGGCACCAATCTGTAAAGGGTCGTCTCG